CGGCATCCCGTACTGCAAGGGCCATGAAGACCTCGGTGGATACATAGCCGTGCCAAAACTATTGGCCCAACTCTTTCTCGGCATTCCCGAGGACTTCATTCAGCCTTCACAACCTGCAAAGCCGACTCAGGCAGTGGGCGGAGCTGGCGAATCCAATCCGGCTGACCTGGACGCTTGACGCGCACGTAATCCACACCTTCTTTTAATTTCGATAAATCGTATTTCACAATTTGCTGTGCCTTTCCTTGAACGGATTCCCTGCCAGAAACATAAGATTGCGCCTCATCTAGCGTCGTACTTGCATGGGCATGGGATGCGGTTGCTGGAACTCCCTCTTCTCCGACATCGCGTACTCGATAAGCAAAACCGGAATCTTGCGGAACCGGATTGCCCTGCGCGTCGAAATGAGTTGTGCTCCTAGGGTTTGTTTCGACGGTAGAATATTTCAGCGGTACTCGTCCAAAGCCGCGCAGCTGGGCCTGCTCGATAGCATCGGGGTCGCCCCATGCTGCGCGCTCCTTGACCACTTCATTTGTCCACGTAGCTGGGCGCCCTTCTCCCGGCAATCCGGCCGCAGTTGCTTTCGGTTTGGCAATGGGTGATGGTTCGGGCGGTGCAAATTTGCTGACAAACTGCGATGGACCAAATGGCGTTGGATTGCCAGGAGGAAAATCCGCAATAGACGGCCCTGCCAGTTGAGACAAAGTTCCCGGCTTTGTCGAAATGGCATTGGGGAACAGTTCGGGCGTGGGCGGAGGTGGAGCATTTCTGGCAGCTGTGCGTGCCTGCGCTGCAGCTTTTCGATCCAAGGCTTCCTGCTCCGCGCCCCTCCGCATTAGATCCTTGGCTTTGACCTCATAAGCTCGCGCAGCTTCTCTGGACGCTGCGGCCTCTTCCGATTCGGGAAACAGTTTCTCCATGAGCGTCGGACCGAGAGAAAACCCGAGTATCGCGCCAGTGCCACCACCAACCGTTCCGCCAACGCCAGCTCCAGCCGCCCGTGCCGTTGCCCTGGAACCCGGCGTCAATTTTCCCTCTGGCGTACGGATGGCTTCGCCAACTGATTCGCGCGCACCTTTCGTTAATACTCCAGTCTTCTCCGCGCCCTCCGCACCGCCAAGGATTGAAGACAGTGCACCAACAATCTGACCTGGGCTTCCAGACTTTACGGCTTCCTCGAAATTCGATGAAGCGCCGGAAATCGGACTCAGAGGGTCCATCAATACGCCTTTGAGTCCGTGGAGAACCTGACTGCCCAGTTCCGCAAACGCGGCCCTCTGCCCTCCCATGTCTTCAGCGGCCTTGATAGCGTCCGCATCAAGCCCCATGCCGCGCGCCACATCCATTCCGAACTCGCGGCCGGGCAGGTATTTCTTGGGTGGCACCACCTCAAATTGATTCTGTTGAGGCGGTGCGGGTGGTGGCGTGACTTCAAAAATTGGCGCTACGGTGCCGCCCATTGTCCACCTTTAGAGACTGCAATAACTTGGCCATTCATCTTGAGTTGATGACCATCCTCCTTTGGAGGATTCGGCGCCCCCGCCGGAACATGGAAAGGCTCGGCAGCTTTTGGCGATGCGACTTTGCCCACCTTATCGAGCGTCGTGACGTCTCCTTCCTTGGTCATTACCGGGAGATTCTGCGCAGGAATGTTGTAGCCCTGCGCGTGCATCTTGCTCGCCTGCAAGCTGGCTTGGTACTTGGAGTCGATGATCTGATCGAAGAGTTGATTGCCTTCCTTCGCTAGCTGGTCGGAAAGTTTGCCGGTTGCTGCCTTCGACGCCCATGCGCTGAATCGTTCGGCCCATCCACCAGGAGCTCCTGCGGCTTGCGCTTCTGCCGGCGAGATCCTATGCACGCCGGCAAAGCTGTTCATGCCGAGCACAGCCATTGTTGGCTCGAGGGAAGTGAGCAACCCATTTCCATCCGCTCCCGCTTTGATCGCTGCCTTCCCGAGATTCGCCTGCGAGAGCGTCTGAAGGTATCCATGCTGCGGATCCGTCCAGGTCTTGTCGTTTTCTTTCAAGCCCTGCTGGCCAAATGTTTGACCCTTGAGGGCTGCGGTCTGCGCAAGAGAATCCGCATGCATCTGCTCGGCCTTGTCGGTCGAATCCGCCCGTTCCACAACTTTATTGAGTTCGTCCACCGTGCGTGCGGTTTTCGCCTCGGCGATGAAAGCGTTTTTCTGCTCGGGTCGCAGGCTCGCAAACGATGGGATCGTTTTATCAGTGAACGTGGCGAGCTGGTCCGCAGACGGTGGGGCGACTTCGAGTTGACTCTTCCTGGTCTCCGCGATCCCCTTCGTGAAGTCGTGCGCCTCTTTCTGTGCTCCGATGCGATTGGCGAAGGCATCGAAGTTTTGGACATTCAGTTGTGGAATGATTCCCTTTAGGGACGGATCAAACGCGGCCCATTCATTTAGCGAAGGTTTTGCCTGCGCGATAAGTTGCGCCTTCACTTCCGGGTCGGTAGCCGCCATGATCGGCGCCGCAATCTTCTCCATATGCGTCCAGGCGTCATCAATGACTTTCTGTTGTTCCTGAGTCGCCTGATTCGCTGTCTTGCGGAACTCGACGGAAGACTGCCCATAGTGCAAGGCGACAGGTCCGGGCACGCCAGCTTTTATCATGCCCCGCACCATGCCTGCGACCGGGTCGGCTGGATCAATTCCAAGCATCCTCTCGACGCGGTAATCGTCAGTTGCGCCTTCCTTGTTCGGGTCGGAATCGTATTTGTCGGGATGGCTCCAGTAGTCGTTTTCCGCCTGGGCGGTCCGCAGCTGAATGTCCTTCAGCGCGTTCTCCGTCTGCCCTCCCTGCACCCGCTGCTGCTGTTCCTGCACCTGCAGCGGGGCAAGCTGCTGCTGCAAGGCTTGTGAGGATTGCAGACCTTTGAGCTGCAGCATCTTCGCGTAGGCATCCACCGGATTCGGCGGCGCCGGGATGTTCGTTTGAAAACTGGGGAGATTTGGAAGTTGGAAGGCCATTATTCCACCGGCATCCCTGTGTTGGGATCAATGGGCAAGGCGTTGTTGAGATTCGTAGTGCCTCCGCCGATGAATGGCGGAGTCCCGAAAGGCGAGGCACTGCCACCGCTCAATTGCGACAGAATCCCATAGTTCTGCAATGACCCGGCGATCCCCGGCAGGATGCCGCCGTAAGCATTCGCCTTCCCGATCGTGCCCTGGGCGGCCGCTGCGCCCTGCTGGCCGTAAAGCGAGGCGATGTCGCCGCCTATTCCACTGATGAGCTGCGCTCCGCCCTGAGCCGCACCCAATCCAACGCCTTCCTGTCCCATCAATCGGTTGTAGGTGTTGTTCTGATTGTTCAGGAACGTCTGATAGGCGCTCTGGTACTGAGTCAGGGCGTTGTTGAATGTGTTCTGATAGTTCGTGCTGGCGACGCCCTGGGCGTAGTTGTTCAGATCGGCCAGCGTGCCTCCGGAAAGTAAGCCGCCGCGCGCTGCTGCGGAGTTCTGGATTGCGTCCTCGCCCTGCTGGAGCTGGAACTGATAACCAGGAGTCGCTGCAGCCTCCGCCGCAGTCGGGGCCGTGAATTGCTGCGTCCACGGAGTGAGCAGGCCTTGCCCCGGGGTGCCGAGCAATTGGGACAGCGTGCCGGTCGCTTTGTTTCCAGCATTCAGGTATGGCTGGAATTGCTGAAGGCCTTGCTTCTCCGTACCTTCAAGCGAAGACTGCGCCTTCTGCAGGGCCTGTATATATTGCTTGGAGGCTTGCGCAGAAGCATTGCCGCCAAATAGGCCGCCAAAAAGGGAGCCGATCCCACCGATCCCTGCTGAGAGCAATCCGCCGAAGGGCATGGGTTAGAGGTGCCTCACCTGGACTGTGTGCTCCGTGACCGTTCCATATTTCGCGAACAGTTCTTTCTCGAAGTCGTTACCAGGAATGGCGAAGTAGACGCCGATTCCCTTCCTGCGCAATTCGTTTTCGAGGCAGTGCCGAAGGTCGTATGTGCGCCCCTTGCGGCGGTGGTCTTCGTGCATCCAGGAGCCGGCGGCGTGCCAGGCGGATTGCACGGCCGCAAATCCGACGATCTCATCGGCTTCCGCCTCGACCAGGACACTGGCAACGCATTGCCCCGGAAAGAATGGAATGTTGCCGAGCCGCACGGAGAGCTTGCTCAATTCCTGAATTTCTTTTTCTGTGGCGAGTCGGCAGTCCATCAGAATTCCGAAACCTGCAGTTGCGAGTTGTTCACGAGGTTCGCAATCGTTGCGTTGGTTCCCTTCACCGCGAAGTAGTAGCGATACGCCTGCGTTGCGACGAGTCCGCTGTCGATGAAGGAAAGCGCTCCGGAGAAATTCTGGCCGGCCACATCCGCCGGGCCAGCAAAAGCGTCACCACCCACAACCACGTCGCCGCCATTCGGAGCCGCGCCGTTAGCGGGAACGGCGCCCGTGGTGCGGTAGACGTAGAGGAGCAGCGTTCCTGCGGCGTTGAGATTGAACGTTGCCCGCGCCATGACCAGCGCTTCGCCATAGCGAGCGGGAGTGATCGGCCCTGTCCCGATTCCGGTGCTTTGCACAGCCCCGTTGCAGTTAACCGCTGTGGCGTTCGTGGAAGCAGTGACACGGTTTGCAGTTGGCCGACTGAACAGATCGGCGACGGATTGAAACCAACGGATCCATGCGAAATTTGGTGCCTTTTCGTCATCGAATTTGGTCTGGGCGGGGAGATCTTCCAGCAGCTTCGTCATGTCATTCTTGCGTAGCGCCGCGAGAGACGTTCCTGCTGGTCCTGCGTTGGATTGATATAGGCGTCGACGATCCGCCAGGGAATCGGGTCGCTGACCGTGACCTTTGGCGTGAAGCTCTGCCAGCTTCCGAGTCGCCGGTCGATTGCCGCCACCTTGAAGTTCCCGGCCTGGCCGCAGGGAATCATGCGCTCTGGGCCGAAAGTTTTCCCGAAGTCCTCGGAATAGCTGAACATCGCCACCGGATCGCGCGGCAATCCTTGCGGATTCAACAGCTGCAGCGGAGGCTGCGGCCCGAGGCCGGTCTCGAAGTCCACCTGAAATTCGTTAATGGGGATGGGATTCCAGGAACTTTCGCCCGATACCGTTGGCCCGATGCGAGTCCGAATGATGGGCGTGAAAACCCCCGGCCCCGTGTTCTCACTCAGAAACTGGTTGCTCATCACATAGACATTGCCTGAAGTTCTGTCGCCGACAAGATGACCACCGAGCGACTCGTTGTACGTGTGGCAGCGCGCAAGATGTGCTCCGGGTAGTCCCTTCACCAGCGAACTCATCTGGTGCCACTTGCCGAGATCGACGTCGAGCCGCCATGTCGCATTTGCAGTCGGGAAATACAGCCAGTAGAAGTTGTGCCCGAGCTCCTGCGTGGCGAAGCCGATAGCGTCAGAAACCGACGCTTGTTTCGACATGAAGTATTCGAAAGCATGATCGGACACGCGCTGCGGGGTGAATCCGTTCGCTGCAAATACAATCCGCGCGCCGCGGTCATCGCCACCGAGCCACATAACGGTTGTGCCAGCAGCGGCGGCGACTCGCGCGACGGAAAACTGGGCGAGGATGCCGACTTCCATGAATCCGCCGTTCACCACAGCGAAAGGAAAAATGGGAAGGCCCGCATTGTAATAAGCGACCGCGCGCTTGACCCCAAAGACCCACAGCAGTCGATTGGTCTCCAGAATCGCCAGCAGTTGGTCCGAAAACACCGACACCTGCGAAATGGATATGCCCGGCCATGTGGTGCAGTCCTCGGGATTCGATACCTGCCAAGTATTGCCAGCGGTCAACGCGATAAAAAATCCGTCAACGAATTCCACCATCAGCACGTTCGCAGGAGCGCCAGCAATCGCAGCGAAGGCGTTTGTGGGGAGAATGAAGACCGTAAGAGTCCCACCGCTCGCAATCAGGAGCTGGCCCGGGTAGCTGCCCGCTGCGGTTCCACCTGCCACCATCACCGCGGGCAATCCATCGTCCAGGATGTTGTTGTTCGGCGTCCCCGGATTGCCACCATAATCCGTGATGCCGTTGGAGGTCCATTCGAGGAGATGTGTCCCTGCCACGGAGAATGTGCGGCCGCTTACCGTGCAGAAACCTCGCTCCGATGGCAGGCCTCCGCCGGGAGTGCCAAGCAAACTCAGGCCCGGCGTTGGGAGTTGCGCCCATGCGGTGCGTGCATTTGGAGATTCGATCTGCTCAGGATAGAAATTTATCGACAACTCTGCATCTGCCAGCGGAGTCTGCGACTGATAGCTTCCACCGCAGAAGCCAAATCTCAATTCCGGTAACTCCGATTCGCCGTCGAAGTGAATATGTTCCCCATTTTTCCGTATGAGCCGACAATGGCCTCATCGCAGTACATTTCCTTCATCGGTGCGTTAAGCGATTCGATTTCAGCCTTATAGAGTGCGGCCCGCTTCACAACGAGGGGCAGCTTTGTCATGTCCCCGGGGAATTCCGCAGCGAGGTCAACGGCCAAGTTGTAACGGATCGCGCGGGAATAGCCTGGCGGGAAAGAGAACGGTGCTTGAAGATTGGGGAAGTTCTGCAGGGCTTGCCACGGATACAAAACGACCGGATTCGCCTGTGTTGGGATGGGCCAGAAGGACAGCGACATATCCGGGAATCCCGTTTCGACGTAGCAGATTTGCGGGAGAAGCGATTGAGTGGATTTGTTCGGAACCGCCTGCCACTTCACGTCGTCGTACATATCCATCGCCAGTTCAACGGGCGTTGACTGGCTGGCTGCGTACATGATCGAGACGCGATCAAGGCGCGGTGGACGTGGCAGAAGGAAGTTTTCGTTGTTGTTGGCGTTCCCGAGAGTGTAGGTTTGCTTCCCGGCGATAAGTGTGAGTGCTACCTGATTCTGATCAAGCGTGATGCGCGGAACGACAAAGATCGTCGTCCGTTTTGCTCCCCAAGCGTCCATCATGTCGTTAAGGACGAGCAGGGAGTCGGAGAGTTCCGCTGCGCTCAGGTTTTGGCCTGAACGCAGGGAA